TAGGTGTCCTACTTTGAACCAAGCTACAGGAGGTTCAGCAACCTCAGACCATTGCAAAGGTCAAGCCTGCGATTTTGAAATTGATGGCGTACCCAATCCTGAGTTGGCAGGTTGGATAGAAAGTAATCTCAAGTACACGCAATTGATCTTGGAGTTTTACACCCAAGGCGAGCCAAATTCGGGCTGGGTGCATTGCTCATACTCACCATCAAATCTTAAATCTCAGTCACTCACTGCCACTAAGATAGCTGGCAAGACTACTTATCTGAATGGACTTGTAGCTTAATCTGAGTCTTGCAGAAGTGTTTGGAGATAAGGTGTTCGTACAGAATCACCTCTCCACACTTCTGGCATAACCAAGCTACGCCTTGGTCAACCTTAGTTTCCCTCTCGCCTCGCAGACCTCTGCTTCTGCCATAAAAGGTGCGTATCTTGACAATCATTTCTTGGAATTTGCCTTTGAGTAGGTAAGGCATTGCTTGCGTTCATTTAAAGACTGCTCTGTCTTCCTGATCTGCTCTCTGCGATTCTCACCATTCATCTTTGCCACAGTAATCATCTTGAGTTTCGAGTCTGTTGTCCAGATTGATGGCTGTCCCTTGTAGTCCCATGGTGAATTCATTTCTTCATCCCCCTGATAAATATCCCAAACGAATCAAGAGTATCTTTCCCAAACCCTTGCATCTTCTCAATCTCAACAACTACCTGTTCAAGGATGTCGTTCCTCAACTCGTCATAAACCTCTTGTTGGGTCTTAATCGGTAGGTTCTTGATGATCTCTTGCTTGACCTTGCTCTCTCGTTCAGTGTCGTTGAATTCAGTCATGGTTTCCTTTTCTTTGATGGTTTGAACTTACCCGCCTTGCGGAAGATGGTACGCAAGCTGTTGTAGTTGACACCGAACCTGTTTGCAATCTCTAGCTTGCTAAAGCCTTGTTCAAACAAACTGAATGCTCTACGCTCGTCAATGTCGGGTAGCTTCCTGCCTGACCCTGCTCTTGTTCCACCTTTCATGCCCTACCCCTATGAGTGAAAACGAATCCTCTTTTGATCTTTGAGTCGGTGCAACTGTAGGTTTTTTTCCCCACATCTCTGACCCACTTCTGGCAGTCTGGACAGATCACTCTTGTTCGGTTTCTTTTAGTAGCCACAAAACAAATGCTACGCATACGGCTATTCCCAATGCGAATGCGAGTGTCGCTATGAGAAGAAAATTTGTTATTGTTTCGAACATTTCTCACCTCCTTAAAGTCAAAGTAAAAAAGTGCGCCAGCACAGAGCAAAGCTATGATGACCTTGTGCCAGTGGTTCATTTGGTGGCAACAATCAATTCGATCTCAGTATCTTTGAGTTGCTCTTTAATGATGGTCAACTCTTGCTCAATGACCGTGAGTTTCTTGTCCATGCGTTCTCTGGTCAACTTCTCAGCGTGGCAGTACCCAATCAGGGATGCGTCAGTTGCCACTTTGCGGATGAGTTGAATGATCTGGTCACGACTCATAAAGCCACCAGCGATGTCTTTGCTAGGTGCAATCTTGGCAATCAATTCTTCTAAGTCTTTTTCAATGCTCATGCTGTCTCTCCTTGTTGGTATGTGTTCCATGCAGTTTGTAGTGCGGTGAAGTTCATGGGGGCAATGGTGACTGTTGACAGGAACAGACCCTTACCATGCGTCCTGCGCCCCCAATCATCAGTTGCCTTGGTGTTCGTGAGTTCACCCTTTTTGACTGCGCTATAGACGCTGTTAGGTTTGAACCCTGCCTCTACAAGGTCTTCCATAGTGCGAGGCTCTTGGCAGAAGTCTTGTAGGGGTGTCATGCTTCCCTCGCTTTACGCTTTACTGTGCCAACCAAATTCCCATTATTGATTTCAGATAAAAGATGTTTGGCAACATTCAAAACTTGACGAGCATTGTTTAAGTCACCATCAGCTATTGAATCTTGAGCACTGGTTATCAAATCAACAACAACACTGTTGCCGCCTTTAACTTTGTATGTAATGGTTTGCGTGATACCCAAAGCATATTTTTCAATATGGTCAACGCCATATCTGCGTCTATTGCGACTTACTTCTGGATATGAAGTCATTTCACCAACTCCTTTGCAATCTCAATCAAGAAAGGCACAGCCAGAATCAAGCCCACTAGGGTGGCTTGCAGGGTTTGCTTAATTGTCACTCTGATACCTCACTTAGTTGCAGAACTTGAATCATTGTGTTGTCATCCAAGTAGCGTCTATGACGCTCTTCATTTTTAAAGTCCCAATCGTATTTGTTGAGATAAATCTGCTTATCAGATCGTCTCCACATCCAGCCAATATGCTTGTAAATGGTCTTGCCACCAACAATTTTGAATGCAATATCAGTTGGTAATTTGTCATCTTCTGACATTATGTGTAAATCAATCAGTGTCATTTGAGTCATCATCATTCTCCTCACAGAGTTCACAGGTTGGGTGGTTGGGGTCACGGCAGTCGGGGTGGTTAGCCAAGAGGTTTCGGTAGCGTCTGAGGTGACGAGCCTCAGACTTGATCTCCTCTGCTTCTGAATCGTCAAGTTGGTACATCAGTAATCTTCTCCAACTCTTGCTGGCTGTGCGCCAAGGAATTGAGAGTTGTAGGGTGCGTTGTGTGTCCAAGGCTTATTGGACTTGATGCCAAGTTCTTCAATGTGGCGAATGGCTACATAGTCCAGTGGCAATGAAGAACCAAGAATCATAAACACTGCAGATTTTTCGGTGACAGGGTGAGAAAACACCCGCTTAGAGCCATCATCTTCTTTGATGACAACTACATATTCTTTTTTACCTTGACCTTTGCATTTCATTTTCAATTCTCCTTTTAGGTTGAAAGATGGGGCTTGCGCCCCTTTGGGTTATTGTTTGCAGCCAGCGCAACTACAGGCAATTACTTCGTTTTTAACTGCATCGCGTAATTCGCGCATAGTGTCAAAACCACGCACATGGACAAGGTCATCATCAAATCGAAAGCCGCGTGGCAAATTAAGAATGTAAGAGTCAGGCTCATCTGTATCTACATCTCTGGCTACGTTGAGTTTGTATTTCATCTTCAATTCTCCTTTTGGGTTGCTGATGGGTGAATCATATCACAGTTAACTACCTTGTCAACTACCCTGTAACTAATCCCCCACAATTAACTCAACTATTAAATCACAAAGGGCTTGACCAATGAATTAAAAGTCTATAGACTCCCCCATCACTATGACCACACAAACTATGCAAACCATTGAAAACATTAAGGAAAAGGCTGAAGTAGCTGGCTACACCATCACCGATGTTGCTCGTCATGCTGGCTTTCACCCTGCTCAAGTCTCCAGATATGCCACAGGTAAAACCATACCACTTGTCACCACCATCAGGCGGCTAGATGAGTCGGTAGATTCCCTGATTCAGAGCCGTTTTAAGGCGATTAAGGGGTTAATTTCTTGATTCACTATCATGGGCTACCCATCACTCCAACCCCTGTTGCAAACTACGCTGTACAGGCTGGTCATGCCTTTGTTTCCTTTGCCCATCCAGATCAACTATCAACTGCGATAGATGTCTGTCAATCATTTGCAATTGATAATGGTGCATTCAGTGCATGGAAGTCAGGAACTCCTGTTGCAAATTGGCAACCTTTCTACGATTGGGCATTGAACCTCAAGAAAGTACCATCATGCGATTTTGCTGTTTTGCCTGATGTCATTGATGGCACAGAGCAGGACAATGATGCTTTATTGCGTGACAACCCACTACCAAATTGGTTTGGCGCACCTGTCTGGCATATGCATGAATCACTTGAAAGGCTTGAGCAATTAGCGAACACCTATGTTCGGGTCTGCATTGGTAGTTCAGGTGAATATTCAACCATTGGAACTTTTCAATGGTGGTCAAAAATTGGTCAAGCCATGAGAATTATTTGTGATGACCAAGGCAGACCATCATGCAAGTTACATGGTTTGAGAATGCTTGACCCTGCCATCTTTACCAAGTTGCCATTTTGCTCTGCTGACTCCACAAATATTGCTAGAAATGTTGGGATGGATGGGAAGTGGAGAAATGGGAATTACCCGCCACCAACTAAAGAGGCAAGAGCGCAAGTTATGAGAAGTAGGATTGAGGCGCACAATGCCCCACCAGTTTGGAGTTTTCACCAAGTAGAACAAGGAGTTTTATTATGATTTACGCATTCATTTACATTGCCGCATTGGTTGCCGCAAATCTTTTGGTTGCTTGGCTAGGTGTCTGGTTTAGCCTTGTCAATGCCTTTGTCTTGATCGGTCTAGATTTATCTTTGAGAGACAAACTGCACGATCTCTGGGAGGGTGACAACTTAGCCATAAAGATGGGAGGGTTGATTGCAACTGCCAGTATTGTTTCTTATGCCATCAATCCAGCAAC